TTTTTGTACAAATCTTGATTATGATGAAGATTATTTAATCAGAAAACATAATACAATTCATTACAACAATTCAGTTTTGAAATGTATTTCTTCTGAGAATAAAAGCAAAGCAGGTTTAGGCTTAAAAGTTGTATATATTGATGAATTTTTTGAATTTCCTAACTGGAAATTATATAACAATTTAAAATCATCACAGATTGACTTGGATGAATCATTGTTCATAGTTAGTACAACAGCAGGTACTAATAAAAGTTACCCATGTTATCAACTACACACAACTGCTAAAGAAATTCTGGCAGGTTTAAAAGTTGATGATCAGTTTTTCACAATGATATATGCACTTCCTGAAGACAAAGACTGGAAAAATCCTGATAATTTTATTTATAGTAATCCAAATCTGAATGTAACTGTTCAAAAAGATAATTTAATTAAAGAAATTCAACGTGCAAAGAACACTGTTTCATTGGAAAACGACATTAAAACACAGAATTTTAATATCTGGTGTGACGTTGCAAAGGTTTGGATACCTGATAATTATATATTAAAAGCATCAAAACAGTTAGACTTTAGTTATTTTGAAGGTGAAAGTTGTGTAATTGGGGTTGACCTTTCTGAAGTTAGTGACCTAACGGCAGTCAGTTTTCAATTTTTAGTGGCTGGAAACTATCATTATATCAACAAATATTACCTGCCAATAGATAATTTAAACAGTACTGTTGACCAGACAACCTTTCAGAATTGGGAAAAGCAAGGATTTATAACTTTAATTGCTGGCAATAGAATAGACTACCAGCAAATTGCTAATGATATTCAAAGCATAGTTGAAAAAAATAACATCTATGTTGTTGCTTGTGGCTTTGATAGCTGGCATGCAAAACCTTTTGCAACCGATATGAAAAACAGAGGTTACAAAATGATACCAGTATCACAAAGCATAGGAAAATTTTCAGCAGGTACATTAGAATTTGAAAGACTTATACTTGGTGGTAATATAATTTTAGATAACAACAAAATTACCAGATGGTGTTTTGCAAATTGCAGTTTAGCAACAGATGCAAATGGTAATAAGAAACCTTCTAAAAGCAAATCAGCCAATAAGATAGACGGTGCAATTGCAATTTTGACAGCTTTAAATTGCAGTTTAACAATGCCACAATATTCTTACAACATTTAATAATGATAGTAATAGTATTTATAGGTAAATATTATATATGTCAATATTTACTTATAACAAAGATATTCGTGCACTTCGTACACAGGTTGATGAATTAGCAAAAGAAAAAAGAGATATCTGGACTACTATGCCAGTGGGTCCGTTGGGTATACCATACACATCATCATTTGATATCAAGAAAAATTTAACACTTTCAGCAGTCTATGCAGCTACTAACAAGATCAGTAATGATATTGCCACACTTGATTTGAAATTATATAAGAAGGATGCTAAAGGTTTTAAAAAAGAATTTACTGACAGTCCTTTGTATGATTTATTGCTTTATCAACCAAATCCTTCAATGAATTCTTTTATGTTTTGGAAGATAGGTATGCTTAATATGCTTAATAATGGTAATATGTATGTCTATATAGTTCGTGATAAGGACTTTACACCAGTTGCATTACATCTTTTACCACCAAATGCAGTATCAAAAGTCATTGTAAATGGGCAAAGGAAATGGAATGTGCAGGGTTTAAACAATTTATACAATACTTTGCCAGTGTTGCATGGTGTTGAAAGTCTTGTTGATGACAGCAATATGATTCATATTATCAATTTTCCTGACCCAGATGATAGTGATTTGGGTATTTCAAACATAAGATATGCCAGAAGTTCTTTTGAAACACTATGGATTACAGAAAATCAATCATCAGAATTCTTAAAAAACGGTAGCAATAGTAATGCTTATATACAAGCAGAAGGTTCACCAACACCAAAACAAGTAGAAGATATTCAAAACAGGTGGAGAAATGCTTATAATCAACTTTTAGGCACAAAACAAATACCTGTTATGCCACTTGGTATGACAGTACATCAACTTTCTATAAGTCCAAAGGATGCACAACTTTTGGAAAGCAGACAGTGGAATATTACAGAAGTTGCAAGATGGTATAGCATTCACCCATCATTATTATTTGATAATGTTAAGCAATTAGCAGGTACTGTTGAAGCTATTCAGATAGAATATTTACACACTACATTACAACCACAACTACAGAAGATTATCAATGAATTTGCAGTTAAATTAATATTGCCAAAGGATAGAAAAACATTGAGTTTGGATTTTGATTTAACTGATTTAATTTCTATGGATAGTTCAGTACAAGCAAAATATTATATAGACATGACATCAAACGGATATTTTACTATAAATGATGTTAGAAAAAAAATTGGTCAACCTTGGGTTGAAGGTGGTGATGAAGTTAGAGTAACAGTTCAAACACAGTCTATAACTAACACAGCAACAGTGAATACACTGGACAATAATCTTAAAAAAGATAATATGCCAATGTCGGGTGGCACAGCAATGGGTGGTAATATGCCACAACAATAATAACAATAAGTATTTATTATAAATTTTCAATTATGGAAGAAATTAAAAAAGAAATCAGATATATAAATGCAGAATTAAGAGCATCAGCAGAACCAGATAGTAGAGAAATTAATGTTACACCAATTGTTTTTAATTCTAAATCAGAATTACTTGGTAGTCAAACTGGCAGACAATTTCACGAAACAATAAAACCTGAAGCAGTTTCAGATGAATTGTTAAAGAATTCTGATATAGTTATGCTATACAATCACAATGATTCACAAGGTATTCTTGCCAGAAGCAAAAAAGGAAAAGGTTCACTTATGATGACCAAAGATGCATCAGGCATTCATGCAAAATTTATGGCAAAGAGAACTGCTTTAGGTGAAGAAGTTCTTCAATCTGTAAGAGCAGGTGATTTATCAGGTGCAAGTTTTGCAATGTATGTTGACCCAAATGGAAAAAATGATACTTGGACAAGAGGTGCTGATGGTTATTATAATCGTGAGATTAATAACATAAATGCATTATTTGATTTTTCAATTGTAGGTAGTCCAGCTTATGAAGCAACACAAGTTAGCACAAGAGGTCTTGACACATTGATTGAAGCAGAACAAAAAGAACTTGAAAAACTTGCAACAGAAAAAAGAGTTGCTGATGAAAAGAAATTAGCTGATGATAAATTAGCTGAAGAAAAAAGAATTGCAGATTTGAAAGTTTATTATGTTGAACTAAGAAAAACTCTAAACTTATAAAAAAATAATATTAACTATTTATTATAAAATATTTCAATATGACACTTATCGAATTACAAAATAATAAAGCAACAGCAAATGATCAAATCAAAGCAATTGTTGCACTTGGTGAAAAAGAAGCAAGAAAATTAACAGCAGAAGAAGACGTTAAGATTACAGAACTTCGTAAAACAGTTACTGATGCTGATGCTGAAATTTTGAAAATCGAAGCAGAAAATAGAAATGCTGAACAAAAAAATAAAAACATTACAATTATAAATAAAAAAATGAACGAAAAAAGATTTTCTTTTGCAAGAGCCATTAATGCTGTGGCATACAATAAACCACTTCAGGATTCTGAAATAAGATTTATGGAAATTGGTAACAAAGCATTTAGTACTAATGGTTTAACCACAAAAGGACAAATACAGTTACCACTATCAACTAACAGAGACTATGCAGAAATGTATGGTATGAGTGAAGTTGAAAAACGTGCTGTTATGGCTGCTGCTGGAAATGCCAGTGTAGCAACTGAGGTTATGGACTTAATTGCACCTTTGTATGCACAAAACCCACTTATTCAAATGGGTGCACAAGTGCTTTATGCAACAGCAAATGTTACATATCCTTCACAAACAGCTATAGTTTTAGACTATGTTAACGGTGAAAATATTGCAGAAACTGATGTAACACCAACTAACACAGCAGGACTAGCTTTAACACCAAAAAGAATTGCTGGTTATGTTGACATAAGCAAAACTTTACTTGTTCAGGAAAATCCTGCAAATGAAGCAATCATAAAAAGTTCTATCGTTGGTGCTATCAATTCAGCAATAATCAAAGCTGTTGTTGACGGTCACTCACACTTAGCTTATAAACCAGATTCATTGTTTACAGGTACAGGTTTCACTTATCAAATGACAGGTGCAACTGGTCTTGGAGTATACAACCTTATAGCTATGTTGGACACAGCAAATGCATTGGAAGGTTCATTAGCATTCTTAACTCACCCAATGTTGGCTTATAAATTTAGACAAGTACCAGCTTTTGCAAGTGCTACAGTACCTATCCTTCAAGGTCGTAATGACTTGGTTGGTTATCCTGTTTTTTACACAAGTGCTATGTCAAGTACCTTAAATTCTAGCAACTATGGTATTTTGTTTGGTGACTGGTCAAAATTTGTAATGGCATTTTTTGGTAGCACACCTGAATCACTTGGTACACTTGGTATTCTTGTTGACCCATATTCAGCAGCTATAAACAATGCTGTTCGTTTGCACATTGAAGTATATCAGGACATGGGACCTGTAAGGCAAGCATCGTTTATTCGTGGCTATGGCAAGTAAAAATTTCTATTTAGTACGTTAAATATATTTTTTAAAATGGGTTAGTTTCAGAATTAACCCATTTTTATTTTTAAAAAGTCTTGATTATCAGAATTTTTTACTATATTATTGTAAGAAAAAATGAAAAGATTAACACCTGAAGAAAAAATTGTAAGTGCTGAAAGAAAAAAAGCAAAGAAGAAAGAATATGATAAAGTACATAATGCTTTGCCTGAAGTAAAAGCAAAACAAAAGGCACGTAATGCAACACCTGAAAAAAAAGAATATGATAAAGCATATCGTTCAATACCAGAACATAAAGTAAAACATAAAGCATATTGTAAAACATATTATGCTATACCAGAAAATAAAGTTGCTAATAAAATTAAACAATTTAAAAAATTGTATGGCATTTCTATTGAAAAATATAATGAAACGTTTAACGCACAAGGTGGTAAGTGTGCTATTTGTAAACGTCCACAAAGTGAATTTAAATTAAAATTATCAGTTGATCATGACCATAATTTTAACGAAAATAGAGGTTTGTTGTGTCATAAATGTAATCGTGGTTTAGGTTTATTTAATGATAATATTGAACTATTGGAATCAGCAATTGCATATAAAAATAAATATGATACTGGTCATTTAATGTTAAGACGTATTACAGAAAGAAGATTAAAGATTCAAGATTTAATTACAAAAGCTAAAACTGATTAGTAAAACACGGTCATAGTATTTATGTTAAATATACATACTATGTCATTCCTAAATATAACATTAGTCAAAAGACAAATACGAAAAAGTGAAGACGAAACAGATCAGGATGCAGAACTTCAGGATATTGTTAACACTGCTGAAGAACATGTTTTTAATCTTATTAACAGATATCCTTCAGGCTATACTGCAACTACCTTACCATTACCTTTAAAAAGGGCAATACTTTATGTTGCAGCAAATCAAAATGAATTCAGGGAGAGTTTATCAAGGGGTACTGTTAGTGTCGTGCCAGATACTTTATACAGCTTAATCTATCCTTATATTAACTATGCTGATAAATTTTAAATATTATGGATTCAGGTCTTTTAAAATATAAAATAACACTTCAAAAACCAATAACGGCAAAAAATCCTTATGGTTCAATGCAAGATGTACAATATGCAGATTACAAAACTGTAAATGCTAATATGTTGGATATTGGTGGAAATAAAATGATAGCAAATTTTGAATTATTCACCAGTAAAATATGCCAATTTGTTATAAGATACAGGGAAGATATTGATGAAACCTTCAGAGTTAAGTACAAAAACAAGTTTTATACTATCAATAACATTAAAGATTCACCAGTATATAAAGAAAGTTTAACTATAACCTGTGCTTTACAACCATAACACC